TACTATTTTTGTCGCATTAAGGTTAAAAATAGCTTGAACTAACCCTTAGATTTAGGCTATTTCACTTAATACGACACAATGCGAGGAGGCAAAAAAGGTTAAAAATTAAAGGAATTGCATTTATTTTGACTACGATGTGCCATAGTGGACATGACTGCCCTATAAGTGATATAGAGGGTTGTAGTTGTCCATTCTGTGATACCTATGGCTTTATATGTAGCGCAGTACAAGTGGAAGAGTGGGAAAAATATTTGGAGGAAAATGATGGTAGTAATAGACTTTGAAACGGCGTCTGAGGTTAATATAAAAGAGCAAGGAAGTATGAGGTATTTTACTCATCCTTCTACTCAAATTCTTATGCTGGGGTATAAGATTGATAACGGACCTGTAAAACAAATTTTTTATGGCGATCCATTCCCTAAAGAGATAATGGAGAACGGCCTTATATATGCTTTTAACTTTGGCTTTGAATTGGGTATATGGCAACATGTGTGCATACCTAATTATAAATGGCCAAGGCTTGAAGCACATATGATGCAAGACGTTCAGGCTATATGCGGTCGTTTTGGCTTACCTCAAAATCTCAAAGAAGCGGCCAAAGTTCTTCATGTGCCTACACAAAAGGACGAATTTGGTCTAAACCTTATTAAGCTATTCTGTATACCGCCTTTTGGTAGAGACGATAATGGGAATATCTTACCGCATTTGCGGCAGCAATGGGAGTTGTTTAAGGTATATAACCAGCATGACGTCGAGGCAACTTACCAGGTGTTAAAGGCATTGCCTACAGATAAACTTGAGCCTGCAGAAAACAAAATATGGTTAATGAACCATGAAATAAACGTGCGTGGAGTTCCTGTAGACCCTCGTGAAGCATATCAAATTTTGCGAGTAACAGAGTCATACCTGGAAGAACACAATAATAGACTGATAGACTTAACCGATGGTAAAGTATCAAAAGTTACACAAATTGCTCGCATAAAAAGCTGGATGGAGTCAAAAGGGTACTATATTGAAAGTTTAACTCAAGATGAACTGCCAAAATGGCTTAGTCGAGAAGACTTGCCTGACGACGTAATGGAAGTGCTTGAACTGCGCGCGGGTATGGGTTTGTCTTCACTTGGAAAATATAAAAGAATTCTTAATGAGCACTACGCTCATAGGATGTTCTACAATTCAAGGTATTATGGCGCACACACAGGCAGAATAACTGGTATGGGCCTTCAGTTGCTTAATTTGCCAAGAGCCAGCGTAAAAGACCCTGAAGCAGAAATACAGAAATTCTTTGACCTGTCAATTGTATTTGAAAATCCGGTTATGTCCGCGCGTGCTTTAGTTCGTCCCATGATTAAGGCTAGCGAAGGAAAAACATTAATTGTAGCAGACTATTCATCTATTGAGTTTATTCTGCTTATGTGGCTCTGTGAAGAGCATGAAGCCGTTAAACGTTTTGCTCAGCGTTTTGACCAATATAAAGACTTGGCGGTGCATATGTATAATGTACCATATGACGAAATTAATAAGAGTCAGCGCCAAGTAGGCAAATATGGAATTCTTGGTTGTGGCTATGGCCTTGGAGCAAAAGGCTTTGTGGGCTACGCAGATAGATTTGGTCTGACTTTGCCATTAGAAATGGCCACAAGAACTGTTAATGGTTTTAGGTCTCTTTATTCTAATGTGCCTAAATTCTGGTATTCTTTGGCTAACTGTGCAATAAATGCCATAGAAATCCCAGGACGTACATTTGAAACAAATCGAGTCAAATTTGAATACAAAGTGGATAGAGCAGGCCACAAATGGTTGCGTATGATATTGCCCAGTGGCAGAGCTATGTATTATTTTGATCCTAAAATTGAACAGGGTAAATATGGCCCCGCAGTAACAACTTGGGGTATTATCCAAGAAACAAAGTCTTGGGGCAAAAAGTACATGACTCCAGGCAAATGGGCAGAAAATGTTATCCAAGCGCTTGGACGTGATTTGCTATATTATGGAAAGCAAAAACTCCAAGAAGCAGGCTATGACATAGTATTCAGTATTTATGATGAAGTAGTCTCTGAAGTACCAGTGGAAAGAGCAAATCTTGAAGAATATGAGACTCTTATGGCGTCAATTCCACCATGGGCAGAAGGGCTGCCTGTGCGTGCAGAAGGATATATCAGTAACAGGTATAAAAAGGGGTAAACATGCGGCCGAATAAAGTTGTAGTTTTAACGGTTTTATGGCTGGTAGTATTCATGACTATCGGAGCTTTTATAACTTGTTTATTTAACCTTTATTGGAGGTAGTATGCTTCAGGCTCTTAAAAAATGCAAGTACAATAAGGCGGATAAAAAGTTTGATTATCTGTCAAACTTTACAAAGTTCACTTCTGCTAAGATGGCGGGTGTAATTGACACAGGTTTTGAGTCCATGGTTGAGTTTCTGAAATACGAGCTTGACCATGCTGCCAGGCCTATTGTGATTCAGCGACTTGTGTCTCAGTGTCTTACTGAGTATAAGAAAAAAGTTATGGAGGAGATATGCTCGAATCAGAAATTGAAAAATACCTCGTTAAAAGGGTAAAGCAAATTGGCGGCAAGGCGTATAAATTTACGTCTCCGGCTCATAGAGGAGTACCAGATAGAATTCTTGTTTTACCCAGGGGGCATGTGATATTTTGTGAAGTAAAAAACGAGAAAGGGAGGCTTAGTGTGCTTCAACAAATAGAACTCCAATGGATGAAGTCATTAGGCCATAGAGTGGCTGTGGTTTATTCAATAGAAGACGTAGACGCACTTATGGAGTATATCGATGAATTCTGCGGATAAAATGTTCAAGATTCTGGAAATTCAGAATACTCATGGCATGAATGCTAAACTTGAGAAACTGGCCCAAGTACCAGAACTCAAGAACATTCTTAAACTTACGTACAATCCTTATATCCATTTCAATATAAAGCCTACGAAAAATTGGCTGCAGGATAATTGTGGCACTGGTGTATTTGATGCAACAACGTCCAGGCTGCTTCAAGCCCTGGCCGAAGAAAAGCTCCGAGGGTCGGCTGCAAAAAGAGCAGTACTTGCAGAGTTTGAACGGCTTGAGCCCATGTCTCAACAACTCTTGCTCCGTATCCTGAATAAAGATATGTCATTTGGCATGCAGGCCAAGTCTATCAATAAAGTCTGGCCCGGACTTATTCCAGAATTCCAAGTGCAGCTTGCAGCCAAGCTTGATGATAGGTATTTGAAGTTTCCCATTATCGGCTCATACAAAATTGATGGTCTTAGGTGCATCTACCAGGATGGACATCTGTATACACGATATGGCCGTCGTTTTATAGGCCTTGAGTCCCTCGAAGAGCTTTTGCGTGAAAAGAATGTCATTTCTCTTGACGGCGAATTAGTTGTTCCTGGAAAGTCCTTTGACGACTTGAGTGGAGAACTTCGGTCTTTCAAATCAACTGACAATGTTATTTACAATGTGTTTGACGCACGGCTAACTGTGTCCATGCCTCAACATGTGCGCCTGGCAGTAGCAACGACTACAGTAACACATATAAATGACCCACGGGTACAACTGATACCCTATCGCACTTTGAACTCTGAAAATGAAATGTATGAAATGTTCACAGAAGCTCGTGAACAGGGCTTTGAAGGCTTGGTTCTAAAAAATGAAAACGCTGCGTCGTATAATGGCCGGTCTAGAGCATGGATGAAACTGAAATCCTCTGACACAGTTGATATCGAGGTCAGCAACCTGGTTGAGGGCCAAGGAAAATATGAAAACTGTGTGGGGGCACTGGCTTGCCATTTTAATGATACTGTGGTTTATGTGGGATCAGGTTTGACTGATGAACAACGCAAAGCTTGGTGGGAAGACCCAAATCAAATTGTTGGAAAAACGGTAGAAGTAGAATATATGGAGATCTCCAAAAATGGCGCTCTCCGTCATCCTAGACTCAAGTGCGTAAGAGGAGACAAGTAATGCGAGTTAAGGGAGAATATATTGTATCACGGTATGGCGATTTCAATGCTCAAGCTCTTGAAGGACTTTCACGGGCTAAAAAAGCTCAAACAATTGAGGACTTAAAAGTTTTATATAAAAGAGCCTTCAGCTGGATAACAAAGGATATGATAACTGATGAAGATAAACAAGATATAGATAGGTTTATCAATGACATCTATATCCTGTTTAAAAAAGAATATCCAACTTTTATAATTGAAAAATTCCGCATAGAACGGAAAGATAAAAGCAAGCAGTATATGACCAGGGACAATATTGTTTTTGTACAAAAAGGAGGCCGTAGATGAAGTTTCCTCTCCATGGCTATCAAAAGTCTGCCGTGGATTGGATGTTAAAGAGACAATGCGGGTATCTTGCTATAGACATGGGTCTAGGCAAGACCCGCATTGTCTTAGAATACATCCAACAGGCAAAAATAAAAAAGACCTTGGTGGTGGCTCCTCTTCGAGTAGCTTTGCACACTTGGCCTTCTGAAATTCAAAAATGGGCACCAGAGTTAACTTACACAGTTCTCCATGGACAAAACAAGTCTATGAGGCCCGATGTAAACATTTATATAATTAATTATGAAGGCCTTAAATGGCTTATGGAGCAACCTAAAAATAAGCTATTTGAAAGTCTCTTAGTTATAGATGAAGCATCTATGGTTAAGTCACCTTCAAGCCTTAGATTTAAAATTCTCTCAAAGTTAAGAAGCTTTAGCTCTAAAGTATTTGCATTAAGTGCATCCCCTATGCCCAACGGTTATCAGGACCTCTGGGCACAATATTTTCTCTTGGATAGAGGAAAGTCTCTTGGGCCATCTTTTGCTCAATTCTTCAATAAGTATTTTCGGAGGTTATCTACTTTCCAGACTATAACAATTGATAAGCAAGCGCTCCAGGAGATTCCTAAACGTGTCGCATCAGCCACTTTTAGGCTTAGTTCTAATGATTACTTAGCTCTTCCCAAGTGTATAATGCGAGACACCTTGGTCGAACTTCCAAAAGCCATTATGATACAATATAAGGAATTTGAACAAGATTTTGCTCTTAATCTTTCTCAAGAAGTAACAGTTACCGCGGTTAACTCTGCTATGTTATCCATGAGGTTACGACAGCTATGCCAGGGCTTCTTATATTATGAAGGGGACGACGAAAAAAGAAATGTTAAAGATATACACAGTGTAAAAGTAGACGCCTTGGTTAATACCATTCAAGAACTTAATGGCCATCCCGCATTAGTGGCTATACAGTTTAAAGAGGATATCGTCAAAATAAAAAAGGCACTGGGTAATGTGCCGATAATTGCTGGAGGGGTAGGCTCAAGTGTCTCAACAAGTCTTATTGACAAGTGGAATACTGGTCAATTGCCAATATTGGTGGTTCACCCTGCATCCATATCACATGGGGTTAATCTCCAATACGGGGGTAACAATATTATATGGTATGCCCAAACTTGGAATATGGAACATTACCAACAGCTCAATGGGAGGCTTTTGCGCCAGGGACAGAAAAAGCCGGTTATCATAACCCGGCTTCTAGCTAAGGGCACTATAGAGCATAAGATTATCGCGGCTCTTGCCCAGAAAAATGAAAGTCAGCAATCCTTACTTGACGCATTGAGGAAGTTCACTAACGAACTCTTGGCACAGTCTTAATTGCTCTCGGACTTCGTCTGCTTCTTTGGTGAGATCAAGAAGAAATTGAGTAGCCTCTTTTGAAAGCTTTCCGGCAGTGGTTTTAGAATCGCTGTCGGAATTTTTATTTGCATTTCCAGTGGTACTGCTACTGGTACTTCCTGGGTCGCGCAGCCCGCCAAGCTCAAACACAAGCTGAGCATTAGAGCTGGCAAGACGAGCAATTTCCAATTGTCTTTCATAGCTCTCCTCCAAAAGAGTTGTCACTTGACTTTGGAGTTTTTGCTCTGTCTGTCTAAAATCTTCCTGCACCTTTAAACTTGTCGCATTAACTTCTATTTTTAAAGCCTGTATCTTATTAAGGTAATAAGCCCTTGTTCCTATGCAACTTAATGCGGCACTAAGAACAAGGGCTAAAAGCGTGCGATTCATATCTTTACTTCTTTATCTTTGTCGGATCTTCTTGAATGGCACGCAACTTTTCCAGAATCCATTGCGGAACTGGTAAACCAAGCTGAGAAAGGTTTGAGAGACAAGACAAAGTCTCATTGATACACATAAGACACACAAACCATATGTCAATACTGACTTTTGATCCCAAAGACTCACTGATAGCCTGTGTAGCCAGAGCTACAACCAAGCAGGAGATGGCGTACAAAATCAGCTTAACAATGATTTTATGAAGGCCTAGGACGACATAGTGTTTTTTATTCCAATTGACCCAAAACTCAAGTATGAAGTCAATCATCATAAGCAACAGCAATATATAAACAAGTCCATGAATCGCTGAATACGCTGTAAAAATTATTGCGGCGAAAACGGCAAAAATAGACTTGAACATAATTTCGTCCATCAGAACCTTTATTTGGTACCTGGTAAGCAGGCTGAACTCAATCATACTGCTACCTCCATGGTTGTTTACCAGGTGCGCACCGGGCCATTGTCGAGATGGACAAATCCTTTGTCCGGGTATGGGCGAGCGACCGCAAAACCAGCTTCTCTGGCCAGCTTGCAAAAAGTTTCCTGCTCTTCTTGCGGTACTGCCACATCAAAAGCCACCTTTACCAGGTGTTGGCTCGCGGACGCTCCGCCGACTGCGGTATTGTGCTCTTCGCAACGATGGCCCGAGTTAATGGTCATGGCTTTGCCATAGGCCACGCGAAGATCTTGCAAGCAGCACATGCTGTATATGAACCATTTGGGGAGTCGTGGCGTCGGGTTCAGATGCTCCTCATCATACTCATCTTTCCAGATTTCACCGCAATGTTTGCACGCGATTTCCTCTGGAGTAAAGTAAGTCCAGGGCCACTTGATGAACTTTGCGGACTCATCATTGATGAGTTCTTTCAGCTTTTCAACTTTCATATAGCCACCTACTCAGGCAAAGAGGTCCGGAACTTGGACCATTCCGCTTTTTCTTCTGCCGTAAGCAGCGGAGATGCGGTCATGCAGACCGATAATGGACTGACAGTTGTTTCCGGCCATCGCGGCAAAGTCCTGCTGCTGGTTGCGATTCAGTCCGTTCCAGCCATTGCCGGCAAACAGGAACAGAATCAGAAAAACGAAAAGGAACATGCCTTCACCGCCCCATCCACGGTCGTAGCCTTTTTCCTTGCAGAGGGCCAGCAGGCCGGGAAGATCCATTCCTTTGTTGCCCTGCATAAGGGCGAGCAGTCCCGCGATGTCGTTCATATTGTTTTCTCCTTTTTCGTTGGTGTTTTCCTCAATGGCATCACTGAGTTTGTCCACTTGCCGACCAAGGTGCTCAAGGTCGTATGTCATAATGACACTCCTTTGCCGATGGGTTAAAGGTTAATAAATCTTTTTTTTCTTTTAACACGTTTCCCGAGAAATGTAAACAAGAAAATAAGTTAAGTAAATCAAGGACTTATGTAATTAACCAGTTTTTTCTATGAGAATACACCAGTTGCATTGTCCTCTAGCATAGTTATCACCGCCACCCCCTAAAGTAGATAATACATAGTCAACTGATAGTATATTTCCAATAGAAACATTGCTATTAGTATCTTGGTGTGTTTGTTCTGGTATAGGATCTGGAATTGTGCTTGTCCAGTTTGCTATAAGACTACCGTTATTATAAAAATTAAGTTTATTTGCCTTACAGGCTGAAGTATGTTGGATGAATGATACTTGTATTATCCGGCCATTAACTGGACAATAAACCCTGTTTACATTCTCTGTACCTGACTTGCCAGAAGTATTTACAACATTAAAACCTTGAAGAGCAATTACGCCTCCGGAGCCCATTAAAGGCTTTAAAGCGCCTACCAGTGCATCAAGGTCTATATTGCCCGGAGATATTGATATGCTGTCTAAGTCTGTTATGTCAGACATAATGTGGCTATGTTTTTTATTCGCTGCACCAATATTTGCAGGGGTAAGCGGGTCATCACCACCAGTATAATGCCTTGTATTATGCAAATACTGGGTGGAAAGGACATTGGCCTTCATGTCATCACGGACCCTTTCCAGGGCTTCAATCCGTTTAGCCCATCCCGGTTTATCATATGCCATTACTTCACCTCATACTTTGCTGAAGCGTTTTTTGTTTTGCTGACATATGTTTCTACATCAGGCAAAACAGGCATGCATGCTTGTATTTCTTGAGAGGATTGCGCTTCAAGGACTTGCTTACGCAAAATTCTGTTTTGTTTTTGTACCGCACACAAGTTTTTAAAAATGGACTTGCTTTCTGCAAGCTCATCCTCTGAAAGTGCGCTTTCTTGCGCAGGTACAAGAGTGGCGTATACAATGTCAGAAAGAGACCGAATAAGTTCATTATCAGTTTCTTTCATAACAATATCGAAATATTTAAGCTTATCTTCACGAATGGGCTTAAGTATTTCATCTTGAGTTGGGGCAGTAAAAACAATACTGCCGTCTTCGTTGACGACTGTATTCTGTGGAGTTACGTATTTTTCAAGGCCAGCTATGCCGTATTCCACACACTCTTCTGAAGACAGTTCTCGGTCTCCACGTTCCCGAAGAAGCTGTTCCATCACTTCCGAATTGCAATAAATGGCAACTCTGCCATCATGAATGAAAACTTTTTCCATGGATAATACCCCCTAGGCCGGATGACAAAGAATGACGATTTCAGCTCCGCTATTATTGGAACTTACAGACAAATTGGGCGCACGAGAGCCTTTACCCTCTGCTGACGAGAAATGCATATAGTTTGGGGCGACACAGACATATATCTTCCCGTCTCCGGGGCCGAAAGCAGTTACGCCCAGTGTTCCTCCCTGCGCATTGTAGGTCTGGGGGGTTTGGTAAACCCACTGTCCTGCCTCCTTAATGAGTATATCGCACAGGACGAGTTTGTTTCCGTAAGGGCTGGTCAACTCGTATTCCCCACCGCACAGAGCCGGATTGGGGAGAGCCGCATCTGCTATTGCCGTTGTATTTTCCAGGTCCACCCACGTAGTATCTTCAGAGGTCAATACAAGATAATTTGCCGGTACCGCCTTTATTATGGGGTCAAGTATACGACAAATAAGCATATTAAGGGAAGCGATTGCAATTGTCAATTCTGGCTGCAACCAAACCCGAGGGATAATAACTTGTCCAGCTTTGACATTTACTGTGCAGGACACCAGAATTGTACGATACGGCTCACCCGTATAATTCTGGTTTTTAACCATAACGTTGTTAAAAGAGAGTGAGCTGTTATATAAGGCAGTTACAGCGGTAGAACCACCTGCAGTGAGGTCTGCCTCATCAAGAACATTCAACCAGCAACCCGTGGTCTTTTCATCGACCATGCCTTTAACGCCATCATAGTTAATCATGAAATAGACGCTAAACTGGCCATCTTTCAAGACACGAATGCCATTGGTAAACAACTCCCAAGTTTTATGAGAGTTGCCGTTAATAGTTCTATTGGGTGCACCGAACTCTACCAGGTTCGAATAAATATCTCCCGCGTCATTTTCAAACAGATGGGAGAAAGTTTTAGTGGTAAAGTCTTCCCATGCATAGTGCTCCCAATCGCCTGCATTCGCTTCTTGCAACTCGGACAACCGAGTATCCAGGTTCTCAAGGCCTGCTTTAACATCAGTTGCCTCAAACTGGTCAGAAGTAAGAGATATTGTTTCCGCAGGGAGATTAAGAGGAATTTTTTCGTCACCACGCTTTTGGTATAAAATAGAAGTAGCCATAACACCCCCCCCGTTACGCGCCGGTTCCGCCGGTGATTACAAACAACCCACCATCGGCCAGATCAGAAGGCATATCGTCAATGGTAGCCCCATAAGCCACCCATTTGGACCCGTCACTGATCGGCTTACCCTTGTACAGGAGCTTGCCTATAAGTTCCGCGCCGTCACCAGTCGTGCCTTCCGTCAGTTCATCAATAACGGCTTTATTGGTATGCTCGTGCCTCTTGGTCACGGCATCGTCAATATCCGCCACCGCGGACGTCGGTTTGTTCTGAATGTCGGCCCATTTGATAATGGTGTCAAGGCTTTCTGCTTCAGAAATTTTTTTCCATGTGGGCGTGGCTGGACCACCTGATATGGATTCCACAATATACAGGGCTGCGCCCTTGGTAACTGTGTCATCCGCACTCGCGTCAATAACCCAACACTTATCGCCAGCCTTAAGCTCTTCAGTGCCTTTCAGAGCATCACGGGCTGCGATATCCGCGGCAATGTAGGTACTGGTGTTTTCATCCAGGGCTGCCCACAGCTTATCAAGTTCCTGCTGCAAGTTTGAGGCATCGGCCAGTTTGACCTGGTCGGTAGTGGTTTCAAGAAGCAGCCGATATACGTTTTCACCAATCCGCTGAAAAAGTGGGGTTTTGATGTCTGTGTAGGTTACAGGCATGACTCGTCTCCTTTAAAAAGTTATACGATTGTTTTACGCGCTCCACAAGGAAGCGTCCAGTTTTCAAGGCTATCGTATGGGGGTGTTATGGGCTTATCAGGATCCACCGGCTTATCTGGGTCATCCGGGTCAATAGGTGGAGTATTTGAACATTCGGGGAACTTCGGCGTAAAGACATAAAAACCATCCAGTGTTGGTATTTCGTCTTCTCCAAGAATGGGAGTAATACCTCTTGAGAAAAATACGCCTGTACCATCTCCACCGATACCAGTAAACGGATTTATAACAATAAACCCGTTTGGTGCAGACCCAATGGACCCAAAAGACGTAATAGATATAAGCGACCTGGTACAAGTGTCCACTTGCAGGCCCTTAAGCAAATCGAGAATATCCTGCCTATATCTACCAGCATCTATTGCTGCATCATCCGCCCTATCTGCAGCGTCCTGAGCATCAGAAGCTGCGTCTTGAGTATGCTTCAAATGATCAAATGCGGCATCAGCACATTCGCATGAATTTGTAGCACACTCACAGGCCCGTTCAGCTTCTTTCCATGCGCGAGCTGTTTCATCCTTTTGCTTGGCAAGAGCATCAACAAGCTCTTTTTCAATATCATCCAGGGCATCCAACCGCGCATTATCAATCTCAATAAGAGATTTATCTTTATTTGCGTTTTGTTCCGCGAGGTTCTCATTTTTTTGGCTGATAAGAGCCTCTTGAGCCCTACGCAAAGCATCACGTATATTTTCAATAGCCTTAAGGCCTTCTTCAATAGTACGCTCTGCCTCTTCATATGCGCGATTTGCATTTTCAATAGCTTCATCACGAGCAGCTTCAGCTCGTTCTGCAGCCTCTTCGGCACCTCGCGCCTGGTTAGACGCTATTGCCCAAAAATGGACAATCATGCCTTTTTCAAGTGGCATTTTTATCCGAACCTGTGTGGATGCCTCAGGATCAGCTCCTGTACCTGGCACCTCAATATACTGTTGCCCTCGAACCATCTTAAGGCCATCATAGGACATCTGCAGCATATTGCGGCCAGTAAAATATGGAAACGGCAAATCAATAACCGAGTTAACGGGCAAATTTGTTTTGAGTTCCCAAGCCGCCTCATAGTTTGAGGTAGCAAAAGAAAGCTTGGCTATTTGGGTAGCCCGGTCCGCTTCATCTCGTGACCTATCTGCCTCGTCTCTCGCACGGTCCGCTTCATCTCTTGCACGGTCGGCTTCCTTTTCCGCTCTGTCCGCTCGAGCACATGCCTCATCAGCGCATTGGCAAGCTAAATCGGCTTGAGCTTCTGCATACTCACCCGTGGCAAGAATTTGCTCCATCAATTTAATAGGATCACGAGGGTCCGTGGGCGTAAGGACTACAGACCGTTCCAGTTGCTCTTGCAACTGTTGAGTGATCATAGTCAGCTTGGCTAGGGCGTCTTCATGCGACTTAGCAGGAAAATTATCCAGCTCTTCATACGCATACAACTGGGTGAGTGGTACGTTGCGAAGAATTGTTACACGTGTTCCATTGGTTGGCGCACTGTTTAATGTAACAGACCCACCGGCCTCATTTCCGGCGCCTGATATGGTATACTGAGTTGGCTTAAGACGAGTTTCTTTATCTGCGAACCTGGTATAAACTTCAACATGAGCGTTATCCAAGAATGGAAACCTAATAGCAAACGTCGTTGTAGAACCGTTTGCTATATAGTCATTCTTGTATGTCGATGTTTCGACGAGCATTGTCCATCTCCCTTTTTATCTGCTTTATAAGCTTACGACCTTGACTGCTGACCCGTGCCATTTGGATATAAATGTTTTCTATCTGCTCACGCTTAGATTCAGGGTCTGTGTTTGCCATCTGAATCATTTGCGCGGCTCGACTCATTTGTCCCATGGCTTGAGTCATAGGCTGCAAATTTGCAAATGCAGTACTTGTGAATAAGGTTTGAGCAATACGCTGATCTCTTGGGCTCATAGACTTCATGCCAGTTCTGATAGCATTATATCGCTGTTGAAGTTCTTTTGCCTCTTTGTTAAACTCCATTATATCCTTTGCCCCAAGGCTTGGATACTTAACCATAAAGGTGCTAAAGAAAGGCAAATCTTCCAGGCGTTTAGCAGGCTTAACCGGGGCATCATAGCCACCGGAAGCGTCTATAGCCATATCCAAAATTTGCATTAATCCTTGGCCCATTGAGCCAGTCCAGGATTTAACAAGATGATCTATACCTACAGGTGATGCAAGTCGTGCTAAGGCACTAGACCCTATTGTAGGGTCAATTTTCATTAACTGCTCAGAGATAAACTGTGCAGTTGTTGTAGTCCCTGGGCGGTATTGCAGTGCAGGTACTGAACTTTCAAGATGTGCGGGTATAAGGTTATTACCCGTAAAAAATGAATAGTTTGAAATAATTTCCGTAGGGCCTACCAGGGGCGTCGGGATTACATTTGGCACCATGAGGTCAAAGAAGCCACCAAGAAAACCGTCATCTGTCAACTGTTTCCAGTAGTCAACTTCGTCTAGACCACCTTTTCTAAACATATAATCAACAAATGATTCTGCCGGTAATGCCGCAGTTATTGCAAGCTCTTGAGGCTTAGCAATCCTTAATACAGTATTAAGGGCAGGCACGGGTATATGCCAGTTTGTTGTAGAGTCCCAGGTCGGAATCTGTTTAAGAGTTTCAGCCATGTCAAATAACGGATCATCAGGATTCTGATTGTTCTGAATGATATCGTTTTTCACCAGTGCTAGTATGGCTGATGGAATAACTACTCCACGGAGGATGCGCGAAAACACATTTACAGGGTCAGCTTTAACTGCTTCAATCAAGCGTGCTTGCCCTTGGATACGGGCATTCAAAAAAGCTACAATCTGATTGACTGACTTAATAGTCGCCCCAGACCGAGCAAAATCTACAGTTCCCATGCGCGAGATAAAAGCTGCTTCTTTTCCGGAATACCCCGCTTCTTTTGCCTTCATATACGTACCCACGCGGGTCATGACGTCCGTATATGAAGAAATAGCCTCAAGTCCTCTATAACCATGGCGTACAACAGACACAGGGCTTAATAGAGAAATAATTTCTCTAAAATGCTTTGTAGGCTCCTTTACCAAATTGATAACAGGAGTTCTTTGTATATCCTGGATAACTCTCTGTGAATAATCACGGTTGGCCGCTACCAGGGCTGATTGAGAGCCGCCATCTTTCATCCATTCAGTAAATGCAGAATCTTTGCCTGTAGCCTTTGTTTTAATGATTTCTCCCAGGCCGCGGAAAGCGTCCGCAAAAGGTACGAAGTCCACATTCCGTGGTACTTGCAACCAGTTAATTAACTGGTCACGAAAAGTATTTTTAAGAGCAAAAGCGGGCGTTGAAGTTGTACCTACTTTAAACCATTGGGATACTGAAGAAGCGCCACGAAGTGCCGCATTAAACATTCTATATGAACCACCGTCAAGAGCCCGAGCGGCCTTACTTATTTCATGCGGCACAGCGCTCCTATGGACTTTACCGTTAACCATATAGGATATGGCAGTCATACGACTTGTATCCATGCGGTCGACCGGTACGCCATATAATTGTGCAGAGGTCTTAAGAGCCTCATTACGAGCGGCAAGGCGAGTGGTTAAAAAAGCAGCGCGAATTTGCGATTCAATTGGATCCAAATACAGCCGGTCTTCAGTGGTAAAAGCCTTTTCCACTTCTCCTTGTTTAAGAGCTTCACGACCTTTACCCTTAGTCGGAACGTCGAGTAACTGCAGTGCATCTGACTGCATTTCCGGCTCAAAAGCTTCAATAAGTTTATCAAGCGGTACACTATCGCGAAAATCTCTCCGCAACTGGTCGTATCGTGATTTACTTATAAGACCGGCTTCAAGCTGGTAATCCATGAGTTGTTTATTAAACTGAGCCATCTTTTGGGCGATAGGCTCATATATATCCGCTCTTGGGCCTTTCAAGATACTCATTGTAACATCAGGGTCAATAGCAGTATTCATGCCCCTTTCATTAAATTCACGGAAGTTTTTAGCAGCAAGATATACGGAAAATTCTTTCATATTTCCGCCTTTTGCTGTGACTTCACTTAAAATTGTCTTAAGACCAGGGCCAACTGTTTCACCGGCATAGTTTATCATATTATGATAGGCCATATATTCAGCTCTACCAGTGGCGCCACTTGAAACAGTAGCATCAATATATGCCTGGGTATATTTTCCACGCTCTGCGCCTTTATTAAGAGCCGAGATAGCGTCTACTGTGTGATAAACAATATTATCTACAATTTCTCCCCACTTGCGAGGAAGTTTTTCTCCTATAGATACTCGACCTTCAAATTCACGCATAGCCTTATCATAAGGCGTTTCACCCGTAACTTTTTTGGCCGAAGACTTTATATTTTCACTGTCAAACAGAAAATATCTTGTTCCAGCAGTATCCTGTTTAAGAATGCCTGCCCATTGAATTTGTGAACCATCGACAAAATTTTTAAACAAGCTTGGATTGCTCGACATTTTGCGAGCCAAATCTCCTGACCACTTGTGATTCTGCAAAAAGTCCACAAATTCTTGTGAAGGGTTTTCAAACAGTTCTCGAGCCGTAGGAACTATACGCTCATCTGCAGTAGTTTCAAACTTCTGCCACCACTCTGGATTATCTTGGAAAAACTGAGGATCACGAGCTTCAAGTTCTGCTCGCCCTGCTTCAGTCTTCATATATTCACGAGCTACTTTAGCTTGTACGGCATCAGAGTTGCCACGGAGGGAGATAAATACCCTATTTTTAGGTACCCAGACTTCTTCAGTCAAGGCTCTAGGAGTTCCAATTGTTTCTCCAGCAAACTGCTTAACTGCAGCAGTCTCTGCGGCACGCTTTGACGCGTATAACCATTGGCTACCGTACTCTTGCACTGTTGGAGTCGGCTGGCCTTCAAGTTCCGCATCTGTCATTTTCTTTGCACGAGCCTCGGGGGTATCAAGACCACGAGCTTTAAGATCGGCCTCAGAAAGAACAGTATGGGCACGATAGTACTTCAGGTCTTCAGCCACTGTAATACGCTGGTTAACAGCAGCTACACGCTCTTTGACCCCTGGGTCAACGAGAGTGGCTTGACGAACGGCCTCAGGAGTACGCCCGGTAGCAATAAACTCATCAGCAAATTTTTTAACATAAAGGTCATTCATACGATTAACCATTTTGGCTTTCGTATTCTGACCGTATGAGCCTGCTACTTTAAAAGATCCAAGGTTAATACCTGCAAGGGCAATACCTTCAAGAGTGGGCGCTCGGCCTTCCATAGACGCCAGAGTAGTTTCCAAGGCTGTAGCTTCAGCTGCTACAGTTGCCGCAGTCGCTACAGGTTTCACGAGACCAGGGGCTACAACTCTTCCTGCTACCTGCCTTGCCAGGGGGGCTACTACGTGACCTGAGCCGCCGGCAATAGTCCCAACTACCGCCCCTTTACCCCCGGCAATCATTGCGTCTTTAACTCGAGAGATATACTCTGACCAGTTCGCACACTGGCCTTTAGTGTATGAGTCTATAAGAGCTTTACGCAGATACTCAGTTGTGAATCCCGCACCTGCTCCACCGCCAACAATAGCGCCTACAGCAGCCCCAGGTCCCGTAGGTGCAGTGACAGCACCACCAACACCAGCACCGAGTAAACCCCCAGCAACAAGAGAAGGAATATCTCCAATGCCTTGCGCAATGCCTGCCGCAGTTTTCTGAAGAAAAGATGAGTCATTATCAATTCCAAGTGTTGGAGCTTCTCCTCGCGCGGCTAGGCCTGCTACCGAGTTCTGCCAGCCGGCGCTAAAGGCTTCTCCTATTGAACGCACCGGCTTAGGGCCTTTGTTTTGGGTCTCAGTTTTTGTCGCATTAAACGAAGTTACTGAATCTGAGCTAATCTCTTCATTTGGAGAAAAAGTTAATGCGGCAATAAATTGTGCATCATTCAAATCTTCTTTGGTAGTACCAACTGAGAGGCCATAAGTGTCCTTGAGAACTGCTCGAGCCTCTTTAACATCATAGCCTAAAGCAATGACTTCATTATATTCTTCAATAGCCGTCTGACGGATATCATCTAATGAATACCCGGCAGCAAGAGCTTCTTGAACATCCTTATTATAAAGCACGTTAGCTCCTTGGCTTTATACCCCGGGCCCGTAGCCTATCAAGAACTTGGTTGCCCGTAGGAGTTGAAGAATCAATTTGTTCAAATCCAGGACGAATAATTGTCACTGCTGTAGGACTACCTTCAAATGGATTACCACCGCGTGAAAAATCAGGTTTAATAGTGGGATTGGCTTTTACAAGCTTACTGATCCAACTATCTGGATTATTTATGTCAAAGTCAACAGCAACTGTACTCGGGCTTTCATAAGCCCTACGACGAATTGCACTTATCATTCTGTTTTTCTGTTCAACCTTTGCAGGGTCCGGCATGCTAAACATATCTTGCTTACCTACATATTTTTCAGACACATAGGTTTCAGCATTTGTTATGAAGGGCTTAGCCTCTACCGGTATTTTTGCCATTTCTTCTCGGAGATTTGCCAGGCGCCCTAAAGCTGCGTAAGGCAAATCACCATCTGTAATATGGTGATTAATATCAGCAACAGTATTATCCCAACCTTCCGCCACCACTCGCGCTCCAAGCTCATTTTCCACTGACTCCTGTTGAGCTTTAACTTTCTCATCAGATGCAGTCTTCTCAGCTCTTTCCATGCCGCGGAACGCATTATATGCCGTAAGTTTCGTTGACGGGCTAACACGAGGATCATCCGTTAAGGCGTAAAGAGCTGATGCATCAGCTTCATCACGAGCAAGCAAAGTAAGAAAGTCACTATATACACTGTCCGAGTAGGCTTTATCTTCTTTTGCGCGTAAACGATCCGCACGAGACGCAAGAGTTTCTGCATGAGCTACCTCTGCTTGAATCTTTCGTTCTGCTCGTTCTATAGCATCAGAAACATTTATATACTTAGCTCCGAATTGTTCTTTTAGAGCTTCTTTATTAGCATTAAACCACTGAATAGTGGCATATGGATTCTGTCTTGCCCATGCTCCCACTGCAGTCATTATAGCTTTGTCATTTTGCTTCTCTGCCTGCATTGGATCATTAGCAAACAACTGCCCGTTACGATTAAAAGCCTCAATAAGAGCATTTACGTCTCCAATATCTGTCATAACCATACGGTCATTCAGTTCATCAGACGCTGCCAATCGAGACTGCTTATCATACAAGGCTTGCTGCTCGACCATATACGAGCCCGTCTTGTCCAGATACTGCCTGGAATACTTATCCCATATCTCACGAACAGCTAGTTGTTCAAGGCCAGAGTTTTCAAGAAAAGTTTGATACTGTTCTTGTTGCCAGGCATTCTCTTTATCAAGTAGCCCATCTACATCTTTGCCTTTAACCGTCTGCAAAATATGAACACGACGCTCACGAAATAGCTTAGATACCTGGGTATCTGCATCTCGCATGTCGCGTTCAACAATTGCATTAACATATGCATTAGCCAGGGCGCCGCCAGCCTTAGCAAAACCGTCAAGTTCTCGAAGATAACTGACAGTGGAAGACGTCTGAGCACTCATGCCACCACTTCCAGGGGCACGCATATTGAGGCGGGCATTGCCACCATAGTATGACGACAGAGTGTCAGCCATTACTTTGCTCCGTATTTTTCCAGGTTGCCAATAGCCGCTAATGACTTACCACTGGACGTTGCTGTTTTGGTCGCTGAATCAAACCAGCCCGCTTTATCTGCTATTCCTATACCACCAGCAATACCACTCAAGAGAGAAGTGCCAGCGCTAATCCATCCAGAACGCTTCGCACTTTTAGCAGCATTTGAATAGCCCGCTGCTTCAACATTATATGCCTCTCTATTCAAACGGCCCGCTCTAAGAACATTTTGACGCTCAGTTTCTGCATTTTTTGCAGACTCAGCAATCACGTCCAAAATAGAGCCACTTGTAACGTCTACGCCTGCAGCCGCACCCTGGGCAATTTGCTTAGACCTAAGACGCTGTGCATCCATTTCCAGGGCTGCGGCCTCATTACGGGCATTCAATTCAGCCAGCTCACCCTGTTTACGGGCCATGTCTGCCTGATATTCGTACTGAGCTTGCTGAGCGCTCGCCTGAGAAAGACTTCCAATTACGCTAACAGCAGTGGAAGCTCCAAGAGCAATCATTCCAAGAGTTGCTGCGCTAGCCATTATATCACCTTTTCCATTAAGTACTCAGACTTATAAAAGCCCATTTTTTCCTTACACAGCATATCTGCTATTTCAGGATGCTCAATAGGGGCATGCATATATACACGCTTAACCCCTTCCTTTTTCAAGCACAGCTCTGCTGTCTTAATCAGCTTTATCGACACACGTCCCCTATACTCTGGAAGTACGTATATCGCATGGCAATCTGCAGTGAGTTCATGAGCTCTCATCGGACCTGTATATAAAGCATAGCAGCTGTACCCCACAGCTTCACCTTTTTCATCACGAGCAACGAAAAAACGTAATGCTCTATTTCGTATAGCATCGGTAAAAAGCATTAAGTTCAGGTTATAGTCCTCTCCAATAACCTCTTTACCGTGCCTGTGGAACAAATAAGTGAGTGTACCGACACACACCTCTGGCTGTTCTTGAAGAACAGTTATCATTGGTTCACCTCTATGTCGTACTTTATAGCTCGAACTTCACAAGGTAACGGCATATCATGATGCACATATACCTGAGTGTCATCCTCACTGCTTGCCGGAATTTTAACCGATATAGTACCGGTATAAAGGTCCTGGGCTTTATTCATTATCCTTGTTGGGCCCATGAACACTTCTTGTTCAGGATACCCCTTTACTCCTACCTTCATACCGAGAGATTGGAGCATAGAAATTTCTGCACTATATACCCTTTTACGATGGCCCATAATAACAGAATCAGAGGACTGAATTTGACAACTTTCGAATTGCGCTTCAAAGGGTATACCAACAACAATCTTGTTTCCAAAAGTCTGCAACATTATAGAGCCACGAGTCACCGTTCTTTTTGGGTGTACCCATCCGTCTACTAACACTGCCACTTCTTGACCTTCAAGGTGGTCAAGGCCACCAATCTGGTCTATAGCCAAGTCACCCTCATAATATAAATGGCTATCCATGAAATACCCATCTTGCGGGCGGGATATCTCAGAAAAAGCGTCAAGAAAACTTTCAATATAGGTTTTTTCAACCCCATTAATAGTTCTCTTCATAACTAGCCAAACTTCATCAGAAACATCGCCAGGAATAATACATATAGATGAAGCTCGGCCATTGGGAAATATATGCCTGTGCCACGCCTGAACTTTTTGTGACTTTTCATATGACAACCCTACAAGAGAGCCGTCATTAAGCACACACCAAATATATGGATCTTGTACTGTCTGCAGGTCCATTTCTTTAACTCCGCTAGACAGAATGTGCTCACTCATCATCGTCACGTCTACAGACGTATACTGGTCTTCTACATACCCGTATTCAAATACTCTTACACGAGTTCCGCCACGCTGTACAAATGCAAGACCACTGCCTATTTGTTGCACTCGCACAGGAAGAGACCCATAAGATGTTTGGCGAGATACTCGTATATTTTTTGGAGTTATGCTGTCAGTTCTATAATTTGCATGAATACTGTACTCAGCTCCAGAAGTTCCACAAGCCAGAGTATTGACAGCCTTCATCCATTGTATACCGTTAACCTCATCTGATGAAATGGTATACTCAATGGCATGATCATCAAGGACATCATCACTGTCACTTTTCATCGTAAAATCATTAAACAGCCCAATACGAGTGGCCCAAATCGTCTGTGGGCGATTTGGGGTATTCGCATAGTATAAACGCTGTTCATGAAAAACAACATGTGAAGGCCAGTTATTGTCTGTCCAGTTTTCAGGTTGTGCAACAAAAGTTTCTGGTGTTATAGTCCAATTGGTATTTCCATATCGAACAAGCTTTTGCGGGGCAATACGAGGATGAACAATAAATATTGTATCTCCACTCTGCGCAAAGTCAATCTCTTTTGCCTGAGCCTCAGAATACGGTGAAGTAATCTGATATGGAGTACCATCTGGATTAGTAAGCTGTCCGCCCTTAAAATAAAAACGGATATAATGCTCACCAAATTCCAGCACCATTGACTGGGTTACACTGAATTTAAATGGTATTAAACGTGGGTCTTTACTACCCGCTTCTGCGATAAAAGTAGTACCCTGACGCTTAATAATCGGGCCATGAGGTAAACAGACAAAATTCACCAGTTTGGCTGCGCCATTATAATACGCATCCAAATCAAAACGCGCCTGCAGACGAGGACTTATTTCCCCAGCTGTAAATGACGTTTGTACTGGTGTTAATCTAGGCATTTTAATACCTTACTTTAAGCCATGGGCCCTCTTGCACTTGCTGAGGAGCCGTTTCAATTGCCTGTGTATTCATAGCCCGAACAAGAGCTTTATTCTCCAAGCTGTTAAGCATACTGAGCATTTCTTTATCAGCTGTTATTGATTGACACATTACCTTAGCAAGGCGGTACGCCAACACCTCCACAAACTGACTATCATATGCAGTAGTACTTACAGGCTTTCCGACATATCGTAAATAAATGACCTCCTCGTCACACAGTATACATCCGCCTTCAACCACAAATTGGGTATCATCAAGCCCAGTAGAAACAATACGCATACAGTCTATAGGCAGCACAAACTTATGAGAGTATCCAAACCCCGGAGTTTCGTACTCCGGGGAAAGGATAACCCTTTTAATGGCAAACGTCCAAGGGTACTCACGCAACAGGACTTCAAGAGTGGGCTCATAAAACCGATTACACAAGCGCGACTGCTTAGAGGAATCGTCTGCCACAAGAATAGGCTCTTGTCCTATAAGAATCAACGCTTGGTTGCATATATCAGTCACTGTTGCCATGGTGCACCTCTTAGTCTACCACATAATAGATGGCTCCGGTCAAGCCATCGCCCGCGGCAAGGTTGGCCGAGGCCGTGGCGATGACGTCAAAGCCATCCACAGAGGTAATGAGCATACCGGACAGGCCGGGCGCGATAAAGCAGGCACCTTTCTGGACTTTTGTCAATTCCGTGGCCGCCAGAAATGCGTCATCGTCCTTGGCCACTTTATTGTACACTTCGTCCTTGTAGCCATTGTGGCCCACTTTCAACGTGGTAGCCCCTCCGGCCGAGGAGCCCACGGTGGACAGAGACAGAATACGAATACGGCCCGCCGGAAATTTGGCGAGCAGAATTTCTTTGTCGGCTTTTTCGAGCACGGTGTCAATTACCGCAACCCGAACACGGCCATGGAGTTCTGTGGTCTCCGGACGATAGGCTTTGTTGGCGACCTGAAGGGCCGCAAGAGTGGAGTACTGCATGTCACCCTCCTTAAACGTTTTCTGCGCACTGGACTTTGACAACCTTCTTCTCATCCATGCGCGTCGCTCCCATGTCCATTTCGACATAGATCTGCTGGGAGTAGTTTTTGTCAGGCCGAGGGCCACCCTTGACAGTGATGTCTTCTGCCACCGCGAGAAGCATACCGTCTTTCACCCAGGCCACGCAGTCGCGGATATTGTTGTTCCAGGCCAGGCGTTCCGTTCGAATGAACTCAAAGCCCATAAAGGAATTCACATCTCCGCGAACCAGGGCCTTGACGGTATTGTAATCCGCATTGGTAACCTGGGTTGTCTTCAGCAGATTTTCCAGCTGGTTGCTGGTTACCGCCATATACAGGGGCACTTCATCCATTTCGCCAAGTGCTTCATTCTGCCAGAAGCGCTTTTTCGTGGCGATCAGCTTGTCGATGGTGAGGCCGGTGTTGGCAGCAGGAATGACCTGACTGGTGGGGAACACCACGCGAGTCTTGCCTTCTTTGCCGGTCCATGCGTCATCAAAGAACGCGTCAATGATAATCTGGTCAACCGCACGGTTGAAGGCCATCACGGCATTCATGGTGTACGGGCCCGTCGGGTCCGCAAGCATGCGCAGCTTATCAGTATTGTCCACCAGGTCGGCCCAGTTATAGGGCGAAGAGGACACGCGCCGGCGCATATGAGGGGTGTTCATGAGAGGAGTGTCACTGTGACGCCCGCCCTTGGGCTGGGCTTCAACGGGGCCGATCTGGTCATAATACTGGAACTCCGCGTGGATGGATTCCACGCGAACTGCACGGCGCAGCCTGCTCTGTTTCTGCTGAAGCAGCAGCGTGATATTGCTGCTGTACTGCTGCACCATGGCTTCGGTAATTTCGAAGGACATGATAACCTCGATGTTTTTGAGAAAAATGTGGGTTATCCGTTACCGGGCCACAAGGCGCTCAAACAGTTTCTGAGCGCGGTCCACAACCATTTTATGCTCCGGATGCGAGGCGTCCAGGTAGGCCGGATGACTCTGAACTTCTGCAATCTGCTCTCGGATAGCCTCCGGAGTCATAACTTGCGATCCACCAGTCCTGTCAAGACCGACGTCTTCTTGAGTCATCTCTCCAAACTTGGAGATCATACGAACAAAACCTGGGTTGCGCCCAAGGCCGGAATCAACAATTGCCTGAATCATGTTCTGATCGCCATAGCGAGACAAAACACGATTGGCAATGGTGATTTTAAGATCATACGCTTCGCCCCATTCAGAGCGAAGAGCACTTTCACACGCCTGAGTTTCAGCAGTACATTTTGCAAGATCTTCCGCTGCGTAAATGCCCGCTTGCTCGGCATACTTGTTAATAACCACATTGGCCTGAGCGTTATTCAGGCCCGCCGCCTTTGCCCATCCGCGGAACATTTCCACGTCTTTGGCGAGGGCGCCTTTATGGACGTCAGACAACTTTGAGTCATCGTACTTGAAGGCGTACTTCTTGGGGTCATCCGGACACCCAAGCTTGGCATACGCTTCTTGAAATTCTTCATCGGTCTTGGGGATGGTAATCCGATCACGGCCGATAAGTTTTTGGGCATTTTCATACCCACGGGCCAAGTTTTCCACGTCTTTGAATTTGCTAAGCGTTTTGGATGCCTTGAGGTCATCCGGCATGCTTGCAAGCCACTCAGGGCCTTCAAACTTTTGATTTTGAGCTTCCTGGCCCTGCTGTTCATTCAACTGGGCCCCGTCAGTAGGGTTATCCATCTACCACTCCGAGCTTTTTGTTGGCTCTGAGCAAAATATACAGAGCCAGGTTTCTTGCACCTTCTCTGAACATCACCAATGACGGTGAGTCAGAGGCCTCTTCAACAGTAGGCATGCTTATATAAGCATGGTCCAAAATATCTTGCAGGACAATTTCACCTTCAGGAGTACTGAAGACATGTCTATAGCAGTCCATGAGGTCTTTTAAATCTCTCATTGCATCTGCCCCAAAGTAGCCATGCCCTGAGCAGTATCTTTAAGCGCCGCTCCACCCTGTGCAGCCATTTCCAGCTGTGCCTGCATTGCCTGCTGCTCTTGTCTTTGCTGCCGCATCTCAGATACTTCTCTTTGCGAACGGAAAAACTGAGGATTGAGAGAGTACACTTGACCGAGTCGCCGAGCAATTACTTCGGTATTAAATACGTCCATAACTGTTGGATCTGCAGCCATAAAAGGTGAAATAAGCTGAGCTACACGCAATAAGCCATTTGCTTCCGTCTGCTCTTGCGCCTTGAACATGAGCGATTGATATGTAATACGGAGCTTCACATCTGGCTGTAACAAAATTTGAGGGGGTTCAGGCAAACGTCCAGCACGTAACATAAGCCCGAACACCCGCTCCAAGAGGGGGCCCAGTAATTCGGCCTGTGCACGCCCAACCACT